AAGGCATCCAAGGTGTTAGTCTCATCTTAAATGGTTCTCTCTTAGGACCAGAACCACTTGTATCTTGACCGATTAATTTTACATTACAGGGGTATTTAAGGAAGTACCCCACCACCTGATCCTTGACTACCATCTCAGTCATATCAGAGATGATGTCCTCACCGGACTTGAGTAAACAAAGTTTAATAGTCATTTACCAACTCCATAGTCAGGTGCTTTTTCTTCTAGTTTGCGGATAGTTTCGTGTAACCTTTTTACTGCCTCTTCAGTTTCTGGTGTGGTCTCATAAGACCACTCATCTTTTTTCTTCTTTTTCTTACTCATGAATCTACCTCAACATCGGTTTTAGTTTTTACAGGTGCCTTCACTTCAGTGGGAAGTTCAGGAACGGGATTATACTTACGATATCTTACCGTCTCAAAAGTCTCAAATACTTCTTCTGGATTACCATAACAGGTCTTCCTTCTGACCTCAACAATCTCATCATAGGGATCTGATTTGACATCAGGCCACTGACGATGTGCGTTCTCGGTGATCTGACGACTGATTACCTCATAGTCAACACCATCACCTGATACAGGTAGAACAACATCAACATACTCTTTTTTCTTGGGAGCCATAATCAAAGGTCTTCTCAATACATCATAAAGCATAAAAAAGGGGGTGTCAACTGGATTGTGCCAGTTCCCCCTCTGCCCATAGGGCGGCGACGATATGAATTATTTAGTTTCCTCAGATCCATACCAGATCCTCTTCTGGTGTCTCTCCGGTACAATCCTATTCAGGGTCACCTGAAGGATTCCATCAACAAAGTCCACA